AAAGGTATGAATCAATCAACAAAATCCTACGATACCAATGCGGGTTCAAACGAACACACACCATCTCGGAAGCACTAAAGGATAGAAGGACATATCACAGGTATAATCTTGTCGGTTTGGTTTCAAGTAGGAGAACTACAAAGTCGGGAGGTTTGATGATTGAATTTGAAGACAAGACAGGAACTATTTCTGCATTTATCAGAAAGGAAGATTCCGCATCACAAACTGTTGTCAATGATGATGTGATTGGCATTACGGGAACTTTCGGCAAAGATAGTGATATCTTTTGGGTGGATAGAGTTCAGTTCGGAGACATAGCACCCAAGCATCAAAATAAGGGAGGGGCAGAATACGACCCCGTTTCTATTGCCTTTATTTCAGATATTCACATGGGTTCCAAGTATTTCCTTGAAGATACATGGGACAAAATGATGAAATGGTTGAATGAGGATGAACTTGCGAAGAACATCAAGTATCTCGTTATGGCGGGTGATGTTTGTGATGGCATTGGGATTTATCCGGGTCAGGAAAACAATCTAATTTTCGACAATGCCTATGACCAATACGAGTTCTGTGCAAGGAAACTTGATGAGTTGCCTGACCACATTACTCCGATTATTTTGCCCGGCAATCATGATGCCGTCAGACCTGCACAACCACAACCCATGCTTGAACCTACGATTCAACAACAATTCAATTCGACAATTCATGTGGGGAATCCTGCAAGGGTGAATCTGAATGGGATTGATGTTCTTGCATATCATGGTCAGGGAATGGATGACATCATCCCTCAAATTGACCATGTAAGTTATGAGAATTCAGTTGAAGGCATGAAAGAGATGTTGAAGAAAAGACACATGACTCCACAATGGGGGGAGAGAAGTGCATTATCGCCTGAAGAAAGCGATGATATGGTGATTCATACACCACCTGACATTTTCATTACGGGACACACGCATAGCCATGCCTTTGAATGGTATCGAGGCGTTCCTTGTGTTGTTTCATCAACTATGCAAGGCCAAACAGACTTCATGAATATGCTTGGTTATGCTTCACAAAAAGGACATTTGACCATTTACAACATTCAAAATAGAGAGGCAAAGGTGGTATCTTTCCACGCAAATGATGATATCAATTTCTGAGGTGAAAAAATGGGCATACATCCAAAATCTAAAGTTTATGGTAGGGTTGAAATTGGTGAGAACAGTTTCGTTGATATGGGTTGTGTAATTTTTGGTCCCGTTGAAATCGGAGACAATACTCACATACAAGCAGGAACAATTATTGGCGCACCTCCTGAGCATAAATCAAAGGAATCCAAGTATGGAGTCGTTATTGGAAATAATTGTGTGATTGGAACTAATTGCACCATTACTGCCTCAACAGATGAGCGACCAACAACGATAGATGATGGTTGTTATTTGATGTCGGGTGTTCATGTATCTCATGATTGTTGGATTCAGGAAAATGCCACACTTGCTCATAAGGTAGTTCTCGCAGGTCATGTTGTTGTGGGTCGAGAAGCAAACCTTGGAGTTGGCTCTATGGTTCATCAGCATACCACTATTGGAGGTGGTTGCATGGTTGGGATGGGTAGTGTTGTGGTGAAAGATGTATATCCATTCATAAAAATTCATGGGAATCCTGCAAAGTATTGTGGATTGAATCATCATAGATTAAAAAGGTTTCGCTCTTACTCGGAAGATGTTGAAGACGAAGCCCTATTTTCTTCAGATTTATCGAAATACACCATCCCATATCTTGTCGAGTTTCATGATGAGTGTGGAAAGCGAGGCAGAGGAAGAATAATCTCTTATCCTTGGGTGGTGCTATAATGGATTGGTGGGAAGGAGACATGACTTTTGAGAGGCAAGAACCAAAAGAAATTTTGATGATTCTTCAACCGAGAGCCATTCCTGAGGCGATTGAAAGTTTGAACGCCCTCAATATCGAAAAGGTTTGGTTCAGAGGATATACTGAGGTTGAATTAGAAACTCACCTTAATGAGTTTATTCAAACAACAGATTACGACTACTATTGGATTATTGCTGATGATGTAGTTGTTGATGAAAAACCGATAGAACTTTTGCGACCCCTACTACATGAAGGTAAGGTGGTTTCAGGATATTGTCTTTTGGGAGAGGATACTGATAGAGTTAATTTATCAATTTCTGAAACTATGACTTGCACTCCTTACTTTGATGTTCCCGCACTCAATTATTTTTATACGATGCACAAACTGAGGAATTCCCAACAATATGATGTGATTACAGAATCATTAATGACAGGAGAAATTTCACAATCATCATCCACAGGGAGTTTTTGGATAGACAATTTACTCGAAAACAACATCAAGTTTGAAGATGCAGTAAATGATGAAGTAAATCTTTGGGTGGGTGTTCATGATGATGATTTTATGACTCGAACCGAGGTGAAAAGCAGTAAGCAAAATTATTTCACCACAAAATTCACAGGATGGTCATTTACAGGTATGCCGAGGGATATTTGGTTGAAATATCCATATCGAACATCTTCAAGAGAGAGTAATACTGATGCACAATTTTCGCTGAGGTATGCGATTAGAGATGGAAATGAAATATGGACTCACAAGGATGCTGAACATATTCACTTGAAAAAGACTAAAACTACTACTGAGATGAGTCATTGGATTTTGGGGCTTGAAGATTCTGTGATTCATTTTGGTGATGGTAAATTGGTTGGTGAAAACATACCTTCAGAATTGGTTTGGAGATTAGGGGATGGTGAGGAAGAGTGAAAGAAGTTCTCATGATTTTGAATCCAAGAGCAATCCCTGAAGCGATTGAAAGTTTGAACACTCTCGATATCGAAAAGGTTTGGTTTCGAGCATTTGATGAACCTTCAGTTTGCGAAGCGATGAATAATTTTGTGGCTGATACAGACTATGATTACTATTGGATTATTGCTGATGATGTAATTGTGAACAACAGACCTCTTGAAGTCCTCAGGCCGTTGATTCAGGAAGGAAAGGTAGTTTCAGGATATTGCAGGTGGTTTGAAGGTTCCGAATATGTCAATCTTCTGCACAAGCCAATTAGTTGTGTATATGCTTGCGATGACCCCAACTATCAATTTCTCAAAAGATTAAATGAGGTGAATCCTGAAAGATATTCATGGATTCAAAAGGTTCCTGAGGTAAAACCCGATGATGATTCAGTCAATGATTTTATGTTCTATGATATGGATTCAACTAAATCACGCTATTTTTACGATGAAGTTCAAAGCATGGGTCAAGAACCAATCAAGACCTACTTCTCAGGTTGGTCTTTTACGGGAGCGTCAAGAGATGTTTGGTTGAAATATCCATTCATGTGTAGTTTGATGGACTCTCAAAGCGATATCAAGTTTTCTGTCAGATACATCAACGATGATGGGGGCGAAATTTTCAGCCACAAAGAGGCATATTTTCACCACATGAAGAAAAACACAAACATTCTCGTTGATGAGTGGAAAGTAGGAGTCGAACCGCCAACCGTTTATCGAGGAACAGGGTTTGTGGATAGAAGCAAAATCAAAAACCAAGATATCATATTCGTTGATGGTGATTTTTCTCCGAAAGACAGAGATTACGATATTTTGTCTGAAGAATCTTATGCAACGGATGTGGAGGTGAAATTATGAGCGAAGAACAAGCGGGACCATGCCGAAGACAATGTGATATAGACCCGAAAACATTGGTTTGTAAGAGTTGTGGATTGTCTTACAAGCAACAAGGTTAAATAGGTAATCGGATTAACGGGATTTGGAAATCCAATTAATGAGGGGTTGAAATGAGTTTGGAAGAATTTTGGGCATTTTTAGCAGGATTAAGCATCATTTACTTGACGCAGAAAATTGTATTTAAGGAGGGCGACCAATGAGCGACACAATGATTGTAGCCTTGTTGTTGAGCAATTTTATCCTTTTGTTTATTTCGTATTGTATCACTTTGAAATCATTGAAAAATTTGACTGATAAGCAACAAAGCACCATGTATGGTGTATCTCATGTGTGGGGTTCTGTGAAAGAATTTCGAGCAGAAATGGCTTTGAAGGATATGATGTCTGATTTACCTCTGCCACCCCCTCCGTTTGACCCTGACATGGAATTACAATCTAATTTTGATGAGCCGAATGTAGGAGTTGATTTGGGTGCGTGATGAAAACAACCACCGAGGCAAATTGGAACGGTGGTTAGACAGGCATAATCACAAAATGGAACTCATGAGGACACTCACTTCATTGATTGCCGCAGTATCATCAACTGTGGTTTTGTTTTTCATACTTTGAAGTTTTAGGTTCGGAAGATTAATAAGTGGTAGCCGTATAGGGCTACATAACCGAGTAGGTGTATGATATGGAAAAGACAGTAGTTTTGACAGAAGACGAATTGATGTGGTGCAAGAATCATGCTATGGAAGTTGTTGAGTATTATGGGGGAAACAATACTCTCGGCTCAGGCCAATACAATCACAACAAAATCAGTAGCAACATGGTAGGTGTTAAATCTGAAGTAGCAACGGCCAAGTGGTTTCGAGAAAATGTCAAAAATCCGAAAATCGAGGAAAACTACAAGCGATATCGAAGTAATGGCTTGAAGGGAGACATTGTGTGTAATCGAAAGGTCATCGAAGTGAAGGGTCTGCGACCTCACCAATGGCAAAAATTTAGGAGAATGGTTCCTCCAAAGCAACTACGGCATTGTGTCCGAAATAGAGCAATCATTGTGTGGACTTTGGCGAAAGGAAATTCACAAGATTCAAAGGTGAAACTTATGGGTTGGAATTATGCTCATGAGGTGGAAAATCATGGCGTTGAAGTCCGAACAATCTGCGACAACATTTGGTTGCAGGATGATGAGTTGATGCGACCAATGGATACGCTTATTGATGTTTTGAACTGAAATAAAATCACAAGCATTAAATACCTCGTTGTTAAAAATAGCATCCATGAGTTTTAGGAAATGGATTGGGAAAATTACTTCCCCCATATTTGTTCCATTAAGGAAAATGGTATCTTGGTCTGATGAAACATTTGGGACTTGCGACCATCGGCTTGTAGTTGTCCCAAGAGATGCAAGTGCAAAGGTTGGCGAATCTGATGGGCTTGAGCGTAAGGTGAAACCGAAACAAATCTCAATGCTTGAAAAGAAAATTTCCAAAGACAAGGCCAATATCGAAGGTCTTGGAACTAAGAAAAAAAGTGAACTGTTGTGTTATTTTTGTCGAAGTGAATTGATTTGGATGGGAGATAATACCTTCGAGGAATATGGAATTTCAAGTGAAGGCGAAGTTGTAAATCTTCGTTGCTCAAAATGTCCCGCCCATTTTGAAGGATTTTTACGAACACGGCCTGTGCATGAGTAGGAGGTTTTGTGATGCCTGATGTGTGTATAATCATGATTTTGATATTCATTTTTGGATTGGCTTACGGAGTCGGATTAGAGGAAGAACAATAACAACAGGTAAGCCTTAAATAGGTGTTGTGAGGGTTGAAAATTATGATTGGAAGAACCATCGTAAGATATGACTCTGATATGCTCAGAGATGCACTAAATGAAGTAATTGAATCAGGACAATTTGTAAATGGCTCACAGGCGAAAAGGTTTGAGAAGGCCGTATGTGATTATCTTGACATCGAAGGTTGCGTAGCCGTCAATTCAGGAACTACTGCACTATTGCTTGCATACAAGGCTATGGGTGCAAAGAAAATCTTGACTACTCCCTTCACATTTTCCGCAACTGCTATGGCAGGTATTTTTTTGGATATGGAAGTAATTTTTTGCGATATTGATGCCGATACTTACTGTATGGATATGAATGATGTCGAAAGATTATTGGAAGAACATGGGGATATTGATGTTGTAGTTCCTGTTCATATCTTCGGAGTAGGTGCTGATATGGATGCACTTGCTGACTTGAAATCAAGGTATGGTTTTAAGGTTGTAAGTGATTGCGCTCAGGCGTTTGGAACTGTAATTGATGGCTATTTGGCAGGTTCCCACCCTTGTATTGATTTAGGTTGTTTTTCCCTGTATCCAACTAAAAATCTTTCTTGTGCAGGAGATGGAGGGTTCATCACCTTAAACGACCTAAAACTTTACGAAAAACTTATTCGATGGAGAGATAACGGCAGATATTTGGGAACTCCCGTTTTAGGTTCAGGAGGCAATTTTAGGATGAGTGAGTTTCAGGCGGCTATTGCCGTAAAACTTATTGAGAGATTTCCTCAACAACAAGAATATCGGAATGAAATCGCTGAGTATTACTTGAATGAACTAAAACCGCTTGAAGAAAAAGGTATCCTCACACTACCCAAGGTAAAAGAATTCAACGAAAATGGTTGGAGCCATACCTATCACTTATTCTGTATTTACCTAAATCAACATGAGCCACAAGAAGTAATTCAAAAACTTTCAGATTTGGGTGTTGGTGCTACCCCTGCCTATGGATATTTGATTACTGACTTTGATATGCTTGAAGAAGGGTGTCCTTACAGTTCTGAGGAATATCCTGTGGCAAGAGAAATCACGGAAAGATTGCTTGCGATTCCACTTAGCCAATACATAACGAAAGAAGAAAGCGTTAAAGTTGTTGAATCACTATTTGAAGTTTTGGGTGATGCTTGATGAATGTTGGAATTATTGGTTTGGGACACATAGGTAAAAGACACATGGATAATGTCTTGGAAAATCCTAATTTGGAATTGTTGTGTGTTGCAGAACCTAATTTGGAAGTTGAGGTTCCACAGGGCGTAGGAATCCATTACAACTTTGTGGATATGTTGAATCACCATGAAGATGAACTAAATCTCGTCATCGTTGCCACACCCAACTGTTTGCACTATCGAATGATAAAGGAATGTGTTGAGAGAGGCATTCCTGTTTTGGCGGAGAAGCCAATTGTGCTGAATAAGCATGAGGCCAAACTTATTTCTCAGTTGGTCAATAAAAAGCAAGTTCCTGTATTTGTCAATTATCCTTTGAGGTTTTTGAAGTCCGTATCTGAAGTAAAGAATCGGTTGGGCGAAATAGGCAAACCAAACATGGCTATCTTCAATGTTTTTTGGAACAGGAATGAAGAATACTACACCGCCTCAGATTGGAGAGGGACTCGCTCTGAAGAGGGTGGACCGTTATTCAATGAGTTTATCCACCACCTCAATTTGTTGAAATACTTGTTTGGAGAGATTGAGAATGTTGGAGGGAATGTGTATGACTTCAACCACTCATATACCGAGGTGGAAGATTCAGGAAATTTCAACTTCACATTTATGAGTGGGGGGATGGGTAGTTTGAATTATTCAGTTGCCGCACCAAAAAAATCTTTCGATGTTCAATTGACTGTGATGGGTGATGTGGGGTGCTTCAGATTGAAGGAACTTTACTTGAACAATCTCAAAATTGATGATGAAGAAGAACAAACTTTTGAAATCAACCTTCAACATTTCTATGATGTCCTTGAAGCAACAAGATTACGCATAACTGAGGGAATCGAAGATGAGAGGCTATGCACCGTAAGCGAGGCTTGTGCAGATGTTCATGACATTCAGACCTTTTACTCACAATTCAAAATGACTGACAAACCCAAAGGAACTGAACAACCTCTGTTTCTGAAGGGAACCTTTTGAGAAACCTTCATAAGGGTAATGGGAGAATGAAGGAATAGGTGAGACAAATGTTTGATTATCAACAAATTGTAATGGTATTGAGAGAAATTAAAGATGCCCTTCGAGGCATTGAACAACAACTGATTATTCAGAATAGTGGCGAGGCTCCAACCCCCCACAGATTCACATCCCCGCAAGAGGCGAGAAAACATGGAGTCCAAACACTTGAAGATTATATGAGTGATGTAGGGGAAATTTCCCGATACACTTCAAACAGGGAGTGATTTGCTATGCCATACATTGAAGACCATGAAAGGAGAAAATACGATGAAGCAATCAAGAGCATCGTTCACAATCTGAATATAGAGGGGATGTGTGGTCTATATCCTGCGGGTCATTTGAATTACATCATTAGCGAAATAATCAAACAAACCTTGGATAGACAGGGGCTACGATACCAAACCGCAAATTCGGTGATGGGTGCATTAGAGTGTTGTAAATTGGAACTGTATCGGAGAGTTATTGCTCCATACGAAGATGAAAAAATCGAATCCAATGGAGATGTTTATTGATGAGGGCAAAATCTGTGGTTCATGTCGAATATGAAGTTTTTAACGCACTTCTTGACTCAGATTTGATTGCAGAAGTAGTCGCAGACTTGAAGATGGAAATGGTTCCAAATAATGATTCTGTGGCAGAAAAACGATTTGAAGATGGTGTGAAGAGTGCATCACAATACATCCTAAATCTTGCAGACAGAAGGCTTCACCGATTACCTGAAAATCATGTGAATTATCAAGCAAAGGGTGAGTGATTTGAAAAAGCCAATCAAATGCAGAAAACCACTTGCACATAGACCTGAATTTGAAGGAAAATATCATTGTAAGGCTTGTGAAAGAGAGATGAATGGTGAGTAATTTGAAACCTAAGGTAATCCATATTTCAGGTGCAGACGGCAAACTTTGTGGTCGCCCTGCTGAAAATTGGGGAGAACGATACTTGAGTGATTCATTTGCTCAAACGCTCCCTACCTGTCCCGATTGTAAATTGGAGTATCGTATGAAATATGGGAGAGCATTTAGAAGCCCATTATCCTCTCTTGGTGAAGAATCTGATTTTGAGGGCTTGCCTGAGGCTGATGAACCAAACACCTCAGGAGATTTGCCGATGCCGATTGTTGAAGCACTCGAAACGAAGGAGAGAGTCAGAACTTTGCGGGAGTATCTTGGTGGAGGGGTTGTATGAGATTTACAGAAAGGTTTCTAATTGAGGGTTTGGATAATAATGGAAAGTGGAATAAATTCAACATTTATGATTTGTCGTTTGATGAAGTAAAACAAAAGGCCGCAGATGTTCTTCTGAGGACAAACTATGTTGGCGTGAAAATTGTTCGGATTTAGGACAGAACATAGGCATCCTTAAGTAGTAGGCTCCCCTCGTATGAGTTGATTGGCATGGCTAATGGGGATAACTTTGTAAGAATGTGGATACCTGCAAACCGAGTTCAGAATGCTCGAAGCAAGTTGAATCGAATTAAGAAGACTGCGGATAATCGAGGAATTTCATTCAGTTTTGATTTGCCTGAAGTTTCAAGAGAAGACATCAGTTCAAAAGAGATGAGTGAGAGGCGAGAACGATTGAGGCAGTTCGCTTTGACCGAAAATCCCGATGACCCCCTATATCGAAGCGTCTATGATGCTTTGAACATGGAGGCAAAAAACTTCAGAGCCTACATTATCCCTCCTGCTGACCACACCGAACAACCAACTACTCGATATCGAAGGTATGGTTCAGAATTGAAGATGAATTATGATGATATCAGTAGTATGGGTTGGCAAGTAGTTGCAGTTTTGAAACCTGCTTCAGAGGCGTATTTTTATTCAAACATGACTTCAAACTACATGGTGAACACAATTCCAAACTTGAGTGATATTGGAGCCATTTCTGAACACCTACCACATGAATTGAATTCATTTTGTGAACATTGTGGAACAGTTAGGCGAAGAAATGAGTTGATTGTGGTTCACAACAAAGAGCAAGACACCTATGCAAGAGTTGGAAGCACTTGTTTGTTTGAATATACTGCAATAGACCCTAAGTTCACTATGAGTTTTTATGAGTTCCTTGAGACACCCTCGTTTGGCGACCCATCTCTTTTGAAGAAAAGCCCTAAGGTGCAAGATTTGTATGATTTTATGGAAAAGGCAGTTCGATTGTTTGATTATGCCGACTCATACATCAAGGGAATCGGAAGGTCTATTTTTGAGTCTTACATCAAAGAAGTGGATGGCGATTCTTGGCTTGTTCCATTTGGCTACCCTACATCATTAGGATTGTCAGATGGAGAGATTATGATGGGTGCTTTTCAACCTTCAATCCTTGACAAGTATTGCCGAAGAATTAGCCCTTCAAGTGAAAAAATTGACGACATGATTACAATGATGATTTCTTATGTCATGCAGTTGAATGCAAGGTCTGACTTTGAATACAATTTGAAGAGGATTGTGGATGCAGGAGTAGTATCTCCAAGAACTGCGGGCTATGCCGCTTCAATTTACACAGTTTATCGAAGGGCTGAGGAAAAGGGGCTTGTTCAAGCCGTGTTTTTCCCTCAACCACCTGAGGAATCAGAAGATGAAGGGATGCACTTTGGAGAGATAGGAGATAGGATTGAATTCACCGCAAAAGTCATGAGAAAGCAAGTCCGAGAAGGATACTATGGGGATACTACCATGTTGGTTTTTGAAGTTCTCGGTGGCACACACAACGGCTCAGAAGTGGTGTGGTGGAGTTCATCATCCAAAAGGATGCCTTCAGTTGGAGATGTCGTAAATGTTCGGGGAACAGTCAAGAAGCATGGCGAGTTCAAAGGGAAGAAAATCACCACCATTACAAGAGGAAAAATCTCTGAAGCGGGCGATTACGAATTAGCAAATTGAGGTGATTAGAGTGGAATTTGAGATTTATGAGGATGGAGGATACACCTTGATAGAAATTTCACACAACTCAAAATCGCTCGGTGAGTATGTTCTGCCCTCAGGTGTGGCAGGGGAAGATTTTTTCTCTCAATATCTTAATGACATCAAGATTGAGTTTTTCGATGTTCTTGGGGTTTCAGAATGGTGGATAACTGACAGGGAAGGTATTGTTATTGAAGGTGCTTTTTATGATATTGAAGAAGCAAAGAAGGCATGGCGAAATTTGGTGATGACTCATCATGAAGTATAAAAAGGTATGCACTTGCGAGAATCAGCCCTGTTGGGTTTGTTTCCTGCTTTTCGACCTTTATTTGAAAGAAATTGAGTGGCTTTTGGATGAGGATTGAGGGCAAAGCCTTTTAAGGGTGGTTGTGTGATTGGCGATTGGTGAGTCTATGACGAAAAGGGAAATTCACGGAATAAGTGATGAAGATGCAGAGATTATTGATTCATTGGATGAAATTGAGAGGGAGATTTTGATGACAAAAAAGAAGAATAGGCTGAAGGGAATGAGAATTTATCTTGCGGGGCCGATTGACCATGCAAAAGATGATGGAGTTGGTTGGAGGAATGAATTGAAAAAATTCATCAAGAAGAAGGGTGCTTTTGCGCTTGACCCTTGCGACAAGCCAATTTCCTATGCCGCCTACGGAGAAGTCGGAACGGAAAAAACAAAGATGCTTGAACTCAAAAAAATGGGAAGATTCTTTGAACTTTCTGAACAGATGAAGAAGATTGCTCATGTTGATTTGAGAATGACAGATGTTTCAGATTGTGTGGTTGTTTATCTGAATCCGAATATCACAATGTTTGGAACCATTCATGAATTAATCAATAGCCTTCAACAAAGGAAACCAACGCTTGTAGTAATTGAGGGTGGCAAGAAAAATGCTCCGAATTGGTTGTTTGGCATCATGGATTACAACTTCATGTTTGATTCTTTTGATGAACTTGAAGAATTTTTGACACTTGTTGATGAGGCTTCATTTGACCCTGACTTGACTCGATGGGTTTTCTTTGACCTTTGAGACACTTTTAAGTATCTGAACATTCATCATTCAAAACATGATTGGTGTTGATGTTTTCAATTATGGGCATCTTTTTGAATCAAATGAGGTTCATGGGCCAATTCGCCCATGCCCTTGTCCTGAGGATTATGGCGTTTCTATGCACCCTGATTGTTGCGAATTTGTTCCTGAAGACCAACAACCTGATTTGGATGGCGATGGAACTCCTGACATCTCTGATGCTAATCCACATGACCCTGACATCCAAACACAAGAGCAACAAGACCAAAAGGAGCAGGAACTTGATGGTGGAAATGGAAATGGAGGCGATGGCTCGGAAGGTGCGGGAATCATTGGGGGCGATGACCCAAGTTATCTATCAGTCGTAAATCCTTATGGTATCAATCCTGAAACAGGTAATGCTTATTGTGTTGATTACAATAATTGTCCTCAACAACCAACTCAAATAGACTCAAAAATAATTTCTTATGGAATTTTAGGATTGATTGGAGTGGTAGCAGTTTCAATGTTAGGTTAGGTGAATTAAATGTATGGCAATCAAACTTTTGGAATGTTTTTTGACGCTAATGATACGATGCCCTACGGCTCAAAGAAACCTGATTTCCGTATTGATTTAGCGAATGCCAAACTTCCAAAGGATGTTCATCGCTCTAAAATTGAACCTCCTGCCAAAGCAAACACAGGTCGCTTAAAAATCATTGAACAGGGACAAGGGAGAATAAAGGTTGATGGACTTATGGGGTTGCCTGATTTGAAACCCCAACTTCCTGAAATGCCCGATTTGGGGGAGCCGATTGGTGAACCTACTGATGATTCAGGAAATTCTGCACAAGACCCTGTAATCGAAGAACCTGTTTCTGAGCCGATTCAAACTGATAATGATTCAACTGCTAATGGCGAAGTTGAACAAACTGAACCTGAAGCGGAACCTGAACCTGAAGCAAAAACTCAAATTAGTGGAGGAACGGTTGAATTTGCATTACCTGAATGGTTCAAAGATTCATTTACGAAGGGGGCTAAGGTGGTTGGAGTCGGAATTTTAGGATATGTAGCCTTTGTCGTTGCAGACCGATTGGGCGTTGCAGATAAAATTTCTGACGCTTTGAAATCCAATAAGAAAGATGAGCCGCAAAAAAGTTCAGTTACATCTGAATAATTCATGAAAAAACCTTGTATCTTGCATAATCCTTAAATAGGGTGAAATCACAATCTCCGAAACGACACCTTTAACACTCAGAATTTCTGATTAATGAGTTAGGTGATTCATATCTTTGGCAACCAAAATTGGAGTAATTCACTAATTGGAATCATGCCTCAATCGAAATCTGTGGTTTATAGGACAGAATTCAGAAACGAAGATGAGCCAAGGTATAATGTTTCGGGGTGGAGTGGGCCTTGTTCAAATTTGTGGTGGTCTATTGGAGATATTGATGCAAGTGAATTCATAGATTTACACCTTCAGCGCATGAATCAATGCGGTTTAACAACTGCGGATATTTATCAAGCGTGGGATGATTTGCGAGCCACAGGAAGCACCGCAGGAAGAGGCAGAGCCTCCTATGAGAGGGCTGAAGCCAATCAACAAGAACCGACAACTGAAGGCAGAGAGAACTCAGGAATTGGTAATGGAACCATAAATGGAGATAGTTCTGATGATGGAAATCTCAATGGAAATGGAAATGGAAATGGAAATGGAAATGGAAATGGAAATGGAGATGGAGATGGAGATGGAAATGGAAATGGAAATGGAAATGGAAATGGAAATGGAAATGGAAATGGAAATGGAAATGGAGCAGGAAATGAGGCTCCCCTCATAGACCCTCAATACATCACTCTTGGAGTAGTAGGAATCTTTGCATTAGTTGGAGTTAAGATGTTGATGGGTCGAAATTGATTCAAGTAAAGAGGCATCTTTAAGTATCTAAGCGAAACATCCATAGTTGATTACGATGTTTGGAAATCATAGTTGGAGTGATAAGCGAGTAGGAATCATACCCTCGACAAAATCTGTTTCTTATCGAAGTGAATTCAGAGTATTCAATTCTCCTGATGAACCAAACAAAATCAATGTCTTCATTTCGACAGGCGGTGCTTACGCTAATCAAGAAAGGTATCATGTTTTGTATGCAGACCCAACAGGAGGCTTGACAGGCAGAGGCGCAAACACCCTCTCACAGGCTATTTCTGATGCAGAAAGTGGAGAAAGAAGCAACTCGAAAACCTTTGTAATTGAAAGTTTTTGGAACAAAGATGCAACTGAGGCCGTAAGAAATGGTGCTTTAGAAATAAACAATAGAAATCCTCCTGAGCCTCTTGTTGGAGGTTGCACCGATTCAGAAGCGAAGAATTACAATCCTGATGCAAATGCAAACGATGGCTCTTGTGAATATCCTCCGCTTGCAGGTTGCACAGATTCAGAAGCGAAGAATTACAATCCTGATGCTGAAGTTGATGATGGTTCTTGTGAATATAAGACTCTTGCAGACAATGTGCGTGAGGACTTGGCAGAAATCCCTTGGGGTCTTGTAGGTCTTGGTGTAGTTGCTTTGGTTGGATTTAAGTTCTTACAGGCTTGAACTTCACAGATACTTTTAAGTATCGAAGCGAAATATCCATAGTTGATTACGATGTTTGGAAATCAAAGTTGGAGTGATAAGCGGGTGGGAATCATGCCCTCATCAAAATCTGTTTCCTATCGAAGTGAGTTTAGGTTATTTGATGCAACGGACTTTGATATTGAGAAAGATAACCCCGTCATGGGAGTAGTTAAGGCAAAGTGGGTTGAAGCGACTCAAACATATCACTACAAGGCTTACGGAATGGATGATTATGCCGACACAGGCAAAAAAGATGCCGACCAAGTGAAAAACTCAACCCTCGAAACACAGGTTGGAAACATCACCCATTCAGTAGCAAGCAAGATACGGGCGGGGCAAGGATTGGAATTTGAATCTCTTTCCCCTGCCGACAATAAAGAGGGATGCACAGATTCCGAAGCCAAGAATTACAATCCTGATGCTGAAGTTGATGATGGTTCTTGTGAATATCCGCTTGCAGGTTGCACAGATTCAGAAGCGAAGAATTACAATCCTGATGCTGAAGTTGATGATGGTTCTTGTGAATCTAAGACTCTTGCAGACAATGTGAGTGAAGATTTGTCAGAATTGCCTTGGGGTTTGATTGCGCTTGGAGGCGTAGGAATAGTTGCACTTAAGTTTGTGATGGGGTGAAAAAATGGAAGATGTTAAAATTGAACAATTTACTCTTTATGCTTTTGGAGCCGTTTCTTTGTTGGCAATCTATTACAGAATGCGATTCAAAGGATTGAAGAGAAAACTCTCGAAGTTGGGTGATTAATTTGGTTTTTGGGCATCACCCATTTAACCATCATGTTTTGCGATTTGGTGCAGAAGAAAAGCCAAGCCTGAAACAAATCCTTGATTCTGACCCCCTCGGTATGTTGAATGCAAACTTTTCCATTGGAGGGAGTTGGAATGCAGATGGAAATGTAGTGATTCTTCAAGAAGGAGATGGATTTTACATCATCATTAACAACGACTCGCAAATGAAAGTCAGGGTGAAAGACCTACAAACAGGAGAAACAAGAACTCTTGTAGCCAATTCTAAAAATCCTGCAATTGAGGCTGAAGGAAACAATGTAGCAGTAAGATTGCTTTCAGTAAATTCTCCCAAAGGCTCATTCAGTTATTGAAAAAGGTTAAATAGGTGAGTCCTACCTTCCTAAATTGGAAGTGGAAACATGAACGATGATGATTACAACATTTGGAATTGGTTTTTTGACAATGGAAAGAGAGAACGATATAACCCTTTCAACCCCTATTCCAAACCATACACTACAAGGCCATTTAAGTCATTTATTGATGAAATTTTGAAGTCGGTTGATTTCGATAAAATGAATGATGGAAAGGTAGCCATCGTAAAAATCGAGAGAGATGGCAAAACCTACGAGGTCAGAATCACAGATACAACTCCACAAAATAACGGCAAGATTGATATCGTTTCGGTGGATTATGAGGATGAGAATACAACCTCTAAGGGAGATTCAAATGAAAACTCCACAGATTCACAAGACTACTACACCCCCTGATTAGGATTGAATCTCATGCTTTGTCCTATTTGTTCTGTGCGAGAGCATAGACAGAAGATGATTTTTTGTGAACAAGACCACACCTATTACTGTGGGTGCGGATATGCAATTAAGCGGAAGTAGTTGCCATGCACCGAACTAAGCGGTCTGAGAGGCGGGCAAGGGTGCTTGCCCAAAAGTCAGATATGAATCAAAACTTGGCCGCAATCATAATTCAAGGAGGTAAGATTCTTGGAAGTGGTTTCAATCAAAGAATAGATTACAACCACTCGCATCATGCCGAAATCAAGGCATTGAAATCCATGAGGCGACAGAAGAGAACCCCCAAGGGTGCAGACATTCATGTTTATCGGTTTAGGGCAGACGGAACATACGGGCTTGCCAAGCCTTGTAAGGACTGTATGATTGCCATTAAGGGGGCGGGAATCAAGAGAGTTTTCTATTCAGACTACGATGGTTCGATGAAAATGTTGAAGGTTGATGATGTAAATCTTGACGATTATGGTTATCGAAAAAGAAAATGGAAACACACCAAGAACGGATAGTGGATGGTGGGTATTGGGTGTATCTTCACCACAAGACTTAAGAGGCAAAATGGAATTATCCTGATTATGGCTACGATTTTGATTGATGGTGGCTACTTTGTTGGAAGATTTGAGAATCATTGGAACCGACATACCAAAAAGAAAAACATGAGGTATTGGTGGGAACAAGGCAAACAAAGAAATATCACAAAGGAAGAATTGTTCGGCCATCTCAATCGAATTTTTTCCTACGATATGACCTACCTTCACATGAAAATTAGTGAAATGAATTTCCCACGCAGAGTTATTGTGTGTTATGATGGGATTTACGGAAGAAGGCCGAGAGGTTCAGCATATCCTGATTACAAGAAAAATCGAAGAGGTGGGGTATCTGCCAATGAGCATAAAGGGATTGATGTAAGGGAAAGGATAGTCAAATGTGGGTATGACCCTCATGCCCTTGATGATTATTGGTCGTATGAGTATGATGATTACATGGAAGCCGATGATTTGATTGCAGAACTTTGTTCTGCATTTCCCCGCAACGAAGAGATTGTAGTGATGACAAAAGACCGTGATTTGTATCAACTCCTTGAACACCCGAATGTGAGAATTCACAATTTCACCAAGTTCATCACAGTTGAAGATTTTGAAAGTGAGTATGGAATAGAGCCAAAACAGTTTCTTGACTTGAAATCTTTGGCGGGAGATAAATCAGACAACATACCGGGCATCAAGGGAGTGGGGCCAAAAACTGCCGCCAAATGGTTGAGAGAATATGGTTGCATTGAAGACATCCCGCTTGATTTGATTGACGAAGAAAGTAAAGAATCTTTGAAATTGTGGAAGCGAATTTGTTCTATCCCATACCATAGTGCTTAAATAGGTCAAAATAAATTGTTCAATTAATGTCAGCAAGAAAGCGATTTAGCAAGAGGCTATTTGAGGAAAATGACGAATTAGCAAGGAACGCAGTTGAACACCTTCGACATCATTTTGGTGTGGATTGTTTCAAGGATTCCAAGAACCGATACACCATTGATAGAGAAGGTTGGCGAGATGAAACACACCTCATGAATATAGAAGTCGAAGTAAAACACAATTGGAAGAAAGGTTTGGAAGCATTTCCCTATGATACCATTCACTTACCTAAACGAAAGGAAAAGTATTTCGGCTTAAGCAAGCCCACCTATTTCGTAATTTTTAGTTCAGATTTACAAGGAGCAATTGTATTTTCCGACAGAACGGCTATGGAGCATGGAAAATTGAAAGAGGTTCCAAACAAATTTGTTCCTAAGGGAGAACTGTTTTATTCAATCCCCATACAGAGAACTGCTTGGTTGAAATGTGGTGATGTTTGATGGAATTTCACATTGATGAACAAGTTTTGAATGATTATTTGAAATTGCTTCGGACTGATGGTGAGATGAATCACAAAGGAATCTATGCCCTATTGAGTCAGTTGGCTATGATGGGATATCTGCATCGAGATTCGCACAAAGTTGTATTGCACAACAATGATTCAGAAGCAGACCTTGATGAGGATTATGAAAAATATCTTGACAACAAAGCGGCAGGAAGGGAAATAACAAATTGGGAGGACAGACAAGATGAATCACAATGATGAATTGATTCTGATGTTGAAGGAATTTTTTGAACCTCATGTTTCCACCCTCAACGGCATGGAATATGAAACCATTCAAGGCTCATTGGTTGGGATGGCTCAATTGAGACTTTTTGATGAATCAGGAATCAAGATTTACGACTTTGTAAATTTTGACCCCAATTTCTGCGAGTGTGTTGCTGATGTTTTCAACATTTTGGAAATTCATGACCGAGAATGGTTCGATATTGACTTCTTTTCAATGTGTGAGATTCAATCCGATGAGATTGATTCTGCACTCTATGATTTCCTATGTGAGAAAGGTTTTGTGATTCAAACATCAAAGCAAGATGTATGCAAAACCTATGAAAGTGAATTTTTTGTTGAAATCAATTCAGAGGATGCTCAACATTAATGTCGCCCAAAGTCCACCTCAAAGTTTTGATTACTCCCTCAAGGGCTTTCATGTTTCTGAGACATTCGATTATTCTTTTCTTGTTGCCCTTTTCTTTGGCCTGAAGATACTTGATGTCCCAAGAATTTTTCACTCTCTCAGCCTTGTTCAACATAACTTCAATCTCATCCCATGTTCTTTTGTAAGAAAAATGTTCCGAGTCTTGGTGGTCTGATAAGGTGTTTGCCATGAGGTGTGCGATAAAGTCCTACTACTTAAAAGTTGCTCGAAAATTATTGTGATGATTTAAGTAGTAAGAGTTTCAATCTTTGAGCATGAAAATTCATGTGGATTCTCATGAGCCAACATACTTTGTTGAAAACATCAAAGGCTCGGAATCCACCCCCTTGTCAGTAGGTGATTTTGAATTAGTCAGTTCGGAGGGGAGGAAGGTCATTATCGAAAGAAAAACATGGGATGACGCTTATGGCTCATGGATTTCAAAGAGGCTTGAAGACCAAGTTTCAAGGATGGTCATGGAATATGATGAATACATTTTGATGATTGAAGGGAATAAAGCAAGTTCAAGATTATTCAGAACCAAAAAATTCAATCAAATCGAATCCCTTCAGTCATTTCTGAACCGAATGAGTGCAGAAGTAATTCCTGTGATTTACACATCTTCAAAAAAGAAATCAGCACAATACATTCAGAATTTGATGAAACGAATTGAAACGGGAGATTATCAAACATTGGTGCGAAAAACTACTGTGGTGAAATCATCAAGGAATAAATATCACAACATTCTTCGCCTCATCCCGAACATCACAATTGACAGGTCTAAATCTCTCTATGCCCATTTCGATAGTCTGTCGGATTTCATCAACAATGTTCACCGAGCAAGGGAGGTGGACTTGGGAAGTAAGAGGTGGATAAATTCTGTGAGTAAGATACAAGATTTTGTTCATGCAAAATGGGATGAGGGTGGAGAACGAGAAATTTTGAAATCAGTTAGTTCTTCAAGTTCATCAAAAGAAAAAGAAAAAGAAAAAGAAATTCAGCCTTGACATTAGCAAAGGTTAAATACTTCAAATGCAACATTGGCAATTGGTAGTGAATATGGATTCAAAGGCAAAGATAGTAATGACATCAGAACTGAGTAAAGAAATTGTAAAAGCAGTTGAGAATACAGAAGAACAGGCAATTTTTGTATTTGATTCTTCAGGATTATTCATTAGGGTTTCAGACCCCTATCGAGCAAGAGTTGTGGAATTGGTTATCCCCAAGGAGAGGTTCACAGATTATGAATTCACAGGCAATTCAGATTCACAACTCAGGGCAGGGATTGTGATATCAAGATTGAAGGATATAACCAAGACGCTCAGGAAAGGAGACACCCTCGAATTGGTGTATTCCTCAGGCGAGAGCAGGATTCAAACTCAAGCAGGGATTCTTCGCAGAGATATTCGATTGATTAAATCAGAACTTTTGGCTGATATTCCTGTGATTTCAGTAGCATTTGAATATGAAGTTGATGTTGATTATTCAACCATCAGCCAATTTTTGAAGGCTTCAAACGGAAAAGGCCATTTATGTGATTTCATCACGGATGGGGGATTCATCATGGCTTGTGAAACTGATGAAGGAACTGTCAGAATCAAGAGAGAAGTTGATGAGTGTGGGATGCGACCTGCAAATCACATTTCCATGACTACTTTTTCTGTTGAACACACAATAAAGGCTTTGGCGTTAGGAAACGACTTGATTCGGATTAGAGGCAAACAAGATTCTGCGGTGGAATTCTCTTGGATTTCCAAGACGGGGATTAATATGAGGGCTTGGGTTGCCCCAAGGGTGTGATTTCAATGAGAACTAAACCTACAAATTTCGAGGCCGCAAAATTGGTAATGGGTTTGGGAGAGCAAATTACTGCTGACCAAATAATCGGAAGGATGATGGATTTGGGCCGAAAGGAGATTCCAACAAAGAAAGCCATTTCAGTAAAATTTAGGACTGACCCCGATATTGAAGTATTGAAATCAGGGAGAAGTGCTACGCTTTTTATCAGATTGAAATAAACGGCATCTTTAAGTATCAAATCGAGAAGTAAAACATCATGTCTGAAATCAGGACAGAAATTATCTCTCAGGAAAAAGAGGTCTTTGACTTTCCTGATGCTGAAACATGGGCGAAATCGGTTAAGGCTGAGTTCAATCGGTTCCCCAACCACCCAAGTAGCAGATATCAAAGGGGAGGGAACGAACTTAACAAAAATGGAAGCAGACCTTTCCCCAACCGAAAATCCCCACAATCAGGCTACACAAGCACAATGTCAGAAGAACTTGTGGACTGTTTGAAAACTCGAATGGCAAATGAACAATCATCAAGTGTGAAAAAGAATGGATTTAGTGTGTTTGAACAAATCACAGGATTTTACTCAATTCAAGTAGTTGATGAAAGAACAAGACAAAATCAACAATCGAGGCTAAATCAAATCTGCGAACTCTTAACGAAAAGCCGATATGGACTTATTGACCCACTTACGGGAGAGGAAGCAACAATTGATACTGAGTATGGCGAAAGAATTGCATACTCATTCATGGGAGGCGTGAACAACCCAAGATACCTTACTTATTCAGTTCTTCAAGAACAAAAGGCTGAACCCATCTTGACTGATACCCTTTTGGAATCACAGATGAGGGGCTTCATTTACAACATGGTAATGGAAACGGGAGAAGTGCCTGAAATTACAAAAGCATTCACGGCAATTATGAGGGAAGGTAGCACAGATTCAGTTTTTGCCTTAATGAGAGGGGATGCAGGTGGCACAAGACGAATGGTGGGTGAGATTCTTGCTGAACTATCCGATTTGGATTCATCTGAAAGGGTTAGCATGATGCAATCTTTTGAAGTCGAAGAAGCAGAGTTCAAAGAAGGTGGCGGATTAGAGAGAGTTTCCAAAGAAATATCAATGAAGAAGTTTTTGACATTGGATTTTGATTCAGAGGGAACAAGAACAACTTTGAATGGCATAAGACCTCCTGCGGAAGGATTAAGTGCAGGTTCAAATTGGCCTGTGGATAGTTCAGGGAATTACATTCTTCATATCACCCAAGAACCTATTCAAATTTTGTGTAAATCGGTCAATCGAGCATGGGATGGCAATTCTTGTGAGTCTTTGGATTCTGATTACGAATACAAGGCAGGTTCATTTGATGATATTCGGTGGGGAAATGCCATCGCTCTCGCCTACAATGCCGATGATGTCATGAAAGATGGTGAAATAGTGATTGACGATGCGGCAATTTTGAAGTGCAAGGGGAGATTTATTCTCCGATGGGGTATTGGAGTTTCAGAAGATGGTTCCGAGTTAGGGCCGAGAATCGGTGTGGAAAGAACAGTTTATTCAGTCAATGGGAAAAACCCCTCTTGGCAATCAACACTTGGGCAAGGATTAATCAATGTTTTGGAATCTAAAGGTCTATGGGACTTTCAAAGTGTGAGAACTCCTTACAATTACAAGGGATATTCTGATGTGAATAGTGGAAGGGGGAGAATTACTTATGGAAAAGTTGCCTTTGGAGTTCAAGAGGGAACGGGACTTGCAGGGGAACGAGATGAAGGATTACCTGACTATTCGGGTGATGAAACACTTTCGTTTGCTGAATTCCAAAGATTGATTGATTCGATTGACAATGACCGAGTGAGAATCAGTCTTGCAGAAAATCCAATGGTGTATGTTTCCGATAGGATTATTGGAAATCTCATGACAAAAATTTGGAACTTCTATGAAGATGAAAACAAAGAAAGGCTTTTGTATATGCTTGTAGGACACCGACATGGAACTCCATCTTTGTTGCTTCCTGCCCTTGAAGGTCTTGATGCACTTGTTCCTGATTACATGAACATGAGTCAAGGAAATCTTTTGATGGCGTTTATTCATCACAATAGAAGTGATGCTTCCGTTCACTACAAAGTCAGAGAATTGATTGGAGAAGATGCCGACCTATGGTATTTGCTTCCTCAGGGAACTGTTGATACACACTCTTTGATTTTTGCACCTCAAGACATTATGGATTCTGTTGTGGAGACTTACAAGGTAATCTTGTCGGGCGGAGATAAATTTGAAAGATTCAAGGAATTGGCTCACAGATACCAACCACAACTGATGGATATGGTTGATGAATCTATGCTATTTGAGACTTTTGAACAACTAATTTCACAACCTAATTTGAGTCAAGAAAAATACAATGAATTGATTCAATTGGCTTTGGAAAGTGATAGAGCCGACTATATTTCAAACGCTATGGCTCAAATGGTATATCCTTATGGGGAACCTGAAAATTACGGATGGACTGAAGACTTCTCAGATTTGGAATCAGTTTTCAGAAAGAAGAATTATGATACAAGAATCCCTATGGTTGATTCTCTTGATTTCATATTTAACAATTTCGTTAATCAAAAAGAATTTTCTTTGGAATTATCTTTAATTTCATTCTTTACTGAGTTGGTAGTTTCAAGTCCCGATACAGAAGATTCCAAGAAATTGTTTGATTGGTTGATGTCTGTGAAAGAAAAATCAGAAGAAGGCTATTGGGAAGATTGGGCGGGAGCCGTTTGTGCATTCATGCTTAAGCCCGCAGGATTGAACAAACCATCTAACACAAGACGAACTCCATTGATTCCGAATTCTGCATTCGTTCCTCTTTTGAACTTAGTCGTTGATTCGCCAAACGGAGAAGAATTCATTGACGCTATCTTTGTGAAATCTATGAATTATACAAATCCTACAAAGTATCTTAATTTCTTGTTTAATGGAGATGAGCCTCCTAAATTGAAGGAAGAAATTCCTGCGGATTTGGCTTATGCCATGATTGTAGTTCCAACAGTTCTTGATATGGTTGATATTTCCAAGTTGGCAAGAACACTTCCACCCGTTGATGAATTGTTTTATCTCTTGGAAGAGGCAGTATTCTCCACATATCTTGGCGACCTTTACACTCCCGATGGTGAAAGACCTTTCAAATCTCTCGCCCCTGAGGAATTCCAAGATTTTACGATTTTGCTAACTCTTAACAATGGCTTGCCAAAAATTGCAGAATTGTTCAATGGATTTATGGAAAATGAAAATACACCTGATGAAATCATGGAACGATTGATTCAAAAACCAAGATTGAATTCTGTGGGATATCGAAGATTATTTGACTACTATGGAATTTCCGAAAATCCACTTACCACAATGGGGGTATCCGATGAAGAGTCATTCCGCAGAAGATTCATCCCACAGTTGGCAAAGAAGAAAACCATCTCAGGAAGGTTGCTCAGATACCTTTGGGACAATTACCCTGACCAACACTCTGAACTGATGATGAATCCAAATCTTGTTGAAGCAAGGCTCTATGATACTGTCATTGGGTTTGAACCAATTGGTGTTTTGAAAAATTCTGAAGTTGGAAGCAGAGCATATCGAAAGCACATCAGAAAATTGATGGAAGCCATGACCGTTTCAATTCCATCAACACAACAACAGAACACCTTTGGAGAGTTCATCAGAAATGTGGGAGATAGATTCAGCCACTTGAATACTCGACCTGAACGATTCCAAAGTGCATTTAGCGGAATGGTTAATGATTCAGGATATCAATTCTTGAGAGCAGGAAGGTCGAGATGGTCAAGTGGACTTCCAACGGCTCCTGAGGGCGCAACTGAACAAAACCTTTCAAACACAGGAAGCATTATTGAATATCCACAAATCATTGAGGATAAGCCTTTCATTTTGCTACGATACTTGACCTTAGCCTCCTATGACCTCGCTGATGGAGGCAAAGAAAATTGGGAAGGAGTTGCATTACGAAACCCGAATGTGTCGCTTGAAACTTTGTTCCAATATGGATTTTTACCTGAGGGCGATTCAGATGGAGCCGATACAGTTGCACTTTTGGGTATGCCTCACACCTATGAGTTGAGAGAAAACATATCCGAGGGCATGGAGATATACAGTAGCAATTCACATCACACTTACTATTCTCCAATCATGGTTTTAGAGGCGGAAATGATTCGAGAGAGTTCAGGAAGCGGTTCGGGAACCATTTATGAGAGGGGGGGAGTAGCAAAAATGCTTGGTATTGAGGTTCAACCTATCGGTGAGAATGGATATTCACTTTACCCAATTGATAGAATCATGACCAACAATCGAGAAGAGGCAAGACGGTTCAAACAGACATTGAAGGAGTTCCGAAACAATGTTAAATTGAGATACAGTCGAAACAGAGGTAGGTGGGTATATGCAACAGAAGCAGACCGAGAAGTTCAAGAAATGGATGCTGAAAATTATGATGCTGATGAGGTTTTAGACCAATTCCAAACTTACTTCAGAACATTGGCGCAAAACTACAACCCTGAAGATGATGTGGTTTATCGGATTTTGAACGGTGAACAAAACTTAGAAGAAATGTTTGGATGGATATCTCCTGAAGAAAAGGCTGAAATGGGTGAAGAAGGAAGACAACTCAGAAATTACACATTCTCTGACAACTCGGTGAATATGAGAGATTCCATTTCCACATTCAAATACGATTTTGTTGGATTGCTGACAAAGCGAGGTCTTGATTATGGTGGAGAAGAGGCTGAAACTGTGGACTTGCCTGATTGGAGGCTTTCTTTGAGTGCTGAAAAATTATCAAACTTCATACGATATGTTGGAACAAGTCGAATTTTAAGCCTCGATGAAAAATACAACATTTACAGGGATTTGGTTGAATTCTTGTGTGCTGATTCAAACAACCTTTTGATGTCCGATGATAGCCGAAGTGGAATTAGCCAACTACGATATCTTTCCTCTGATGTCAAGTATATGCTTGGAATGAGAAACATCAGATTTGTTGAAAGCAACAGATTAGATGCCGTAAGAGATTCAGGAAATACTGTATCCATTAAAAAATCAGATTACAGTTTGGGGCTTCTAATTCAAGCCATGTGTTTGCAGGAAATAGGCAGATATTTAGGAAGCCCTATCACTTTCGACATCCAAAAACTAACCAAAGAAATCGTTTGGGATGGAGACTACGAAGGAACTCAAGAATTACTTGATGCAATTTTGGTTTTTGACGAGAATGAATTTTCCATGACTTACAACGAGGCAAAAAAGGCACTTACTTCATTTATCCGAAGAGATTACAGAAAAGCAATCAAACTTCGCTACTTGAATTTCAAGGTCATGAATCGGAACTGCACTTCAGATGATGAAATTCCTATTCCTCTTTTGAACAAAGATAAGCGATATCCAAACTACGGTATGGTTCAAAAGTTTGACATCCCAAGATTTGTAGGAACTGCATTATGTGAAATATCACAAGCCTACATCAACTACCTGCGCCCTATGGATGTTGCAGGAAACATTGATGCGGGAGATTTGTATTTAATGGTCAATTTGTTGAGATTTTCATTCCCCGATGAAATGAGGCAAAACATGGATATGGGAAGGTGGGAACAAATTTGCTCACAAATGAAGTCGTTGAGAAACAATAACTTGTTTGCTTTCTTACAGGCTACTGAAGAATTAAGGGGTTCAGGCGGTCCCGAATGAGGGGAATCCTTAAGTATATGAACGGAGAGTGAGAAATTATGGATGTGAAGTGGAAGTGTGCTACAAGTGGAAAAATTTTCCCTTCCAAGAACAAAGCCAAAAAGTTTCAGCGAAGCATGAACAAAAAAGACCCAAGCAATATCCACCAAGGACTCATCAGAATCACGGTTCCTGAGGACAAGCCTCAAAACATTTCCAAAGGAAAGTTGCCTGAAAAGAAAATTCCTGCAAAGAAAACACCCAAAGCAGGTAATCGAGCAAAGGGAACTTACAAACCAAGTATTCGACAGGATGGTTCAATCTTTCCGACCTATGAGGCAGGAGTTATCAGAATTAAGGAATCCGATTGGAACACCATTGGAGAATTATTGCCGAATGGTGCAAGACATGAGATGGTCGAAGAAACAGGACATCACTTGATTTTCTTTGATGCCGATGCTTATGCAGAAATTGATTTCCTCATGTATGAATTCAATTTTTGTGAGCAAGAGATGTTCTATGAAGATTTGAAAGTTGCATTGAGGAATTACGATGCTTCAATGGTTATCAGAGCCGAAGATGTCTGTGAACTTGGAATTTCAACTGTGAATGTAGTGAATGGTCAATGTATTGAAACTACTCCTGTGAAAGCAGGAGAGGGAGAAACCCTTACAGTCGGTGAATTGCTTGAACAAATCGAACCACTAACAGGGCTTGCGATTGCTTATGGAAAGTTCAAACTACCTCCTGCGAGAACTGCTACAAAAACATACGGATATGGAAGCAGAGGAAGTCGAGGAAGCACTTTCACCACCTCAAAGAAAACTACTCCAACCACTACAAGCAAGGCAAAACCTGTTTCAAAGCCAATTACCACAACAAACAAAACGGTTCAAACCGCAAACAAAACATTGGCACAACCTAAATCTCAAACAACAATTTACGATGAAAAATGGTCTATGAAGCCAACAATGGAAAAGCCACAAGATGAAGAAGAAAGCCAAGAAGACGATGAATTGGAATACGATTTCGCCTATGATGATTTTGCTTGGGATATGGCTTTCAGTTCTGAAGAAGATTTCAGCAGAGGATATAGTTCAGGATGGGGTAGTTCAGTCGCTACTGTAAGTGCCGCACCAATCTTTGATAAGTGCCATCCAATTTACGGAATCAAGGGAATGAAACTTCAAGTGGATAGGTATGTTGATTTAACCCCTATCACTCAGGGAGGTGCAGATGAAAAAGATGCTGAAACCTTCGGTGCTGAATACGAAGATGTGATGAGAGATGTTCAAAACCTTTCCGATGATGATTATGTTGATTTTTGCCAACATTGGGGCATAAACCCTGATGATATGGAAGAATTATCTTCGTTTGTGATGAAAAATAAGGATTCTCCCGATGTTCAAGGTTGGATTACAGGCAGACTAATGGGTTTTGGTGTTGAAACCTTTGAAGCCCCCAAACCCAAATTAACAAAGAATCAATTAGAAGACCTGAAGAAGATGAAGGTTTCAACCTATTACAATAATGGTGAATACGCTTATGTGGAAGTGGATAATCGGGGGTGGAAGCCGTATAGAACTCGAACTGTTCAAGCCCTGTTAGACAAAGGAATCATCAGCATACGCAGAGGGGAGTCGGATTCAAGATTAGGATTTCTTGGAAGAATCAGAGACAAGGAAGCATACATAGTTCATTTGAATCCCGTTGCATGGGAATATCCATTCACTTACAGAGAACCGTATATGCCAAACTTAAAACAAGAGGGCAACAAAATTATCAGGGGGGCTGAAACTTTTGAAGCATCCGAAGGCGGATACAAACTCAATGTTGCTACTGTGCCTGTTGAAGAGGCTTACGCTTGGTCAAAGGGACAGTTTGACAAAGCAGGATTAAACATGAAAGATTACATCCCTCATTTCAGGGAAAATTACCAATCACTTCAAGATGAGTGTGCTTCAGCAATTGATGTTCCAAGAATTGAAATGCCTGTAATTGACCCTGAACAACTGAAACAGTTTGCTACTTCTATGATGGCAGGACATTTAGATGTTTATGCTCCCTTTGCGGAAGGCAGAACAGAACCTTATTCACCAAATGACCTTTACGAAGATACTGAAAAGGCGTTGAAGTTCCTCTATCTTGGACTGCAAGATGGAATACTTCAAGATGATGTGGTGGAGGCTACCATGACTCGAACTACTGTTGGATTAATGCGACCAACACAATCTCAGATTTGGCTTGAAAAATTGATTGACAACATCATTAAATTTGGAACCCCTCAAGAGGATGGCTCAGGTGCTTATGGTAGGGATGCCATCATTCTTGGAAAAACAATTGCCATTAGCCAAGAAGGATTTATTCTTGACGGACACCACAGGTATGCACAGATTGTATTGGTGAATCCTGCCCTGAAAATGCAAACCTTGTATATCGCACTTCCAATACGAAGGTTGCTTGAAATTTCAAGACCTTATGGAAATGCAATCGGAAATGACCAAAGAGGCTGATGCCTCATGGTGGTTGCCACTTTAGGAGAGCGATATCGAGGCATGATTAAAACTCTGCTTCAATTTGGTAAATTAATTGATTATCGGACTTCAGGGGGGAGCGATAATGAATGGGATATTGCCTTCGAGGGTGGCCGAGTTATTGTGAAGTTTGAATCAGATGATTTCGACCCATTCATGAATCTGTATGAAATCATTACCTTCCCACAACACAGAAAAAAAGGATATGCAAGCAAGGTCATGAAAATTATCTGTGATACCGCAGATTTGTGGGGGGTCAGCATGGAATTAGATGTCAATCCCCATGAAATGCCATACCGATTACAAGAAGCAGGATATGGAAAAACGAGAATGACTCCCGAAATGATTGAAAAAATGGATATCATGAATGAAAATCAGTTGAAAAAGTTCTATTCTCGGTTTGGTTTTGAACAAGAATTTGATGGAGATTTGGAATACTTTGTTCGATATCCTATGACTCTATGAGGACTTAACGCAGACTCTAAGCGGTGGTCTTAAATAGGAGGTTCCAAACATCTCCTAAATCAGGTGAAAATGATGACGACAATGTATGAACCCGAAGGATTTGCTGAGACAATTTTTAGACAAAGATATGCTATTTCAGAAAATGAAACTTACTTTCAGGCTTGTGAAAGAGTTGCTAACCATGTAGCACAAGCAGAAAATGGAAAGCGAGATAAGTGGACTAACCGATTTATTGAGGTTATGGCTGAGAACAGATTTATTCCCGGTGGAAGAATTTGGTATGGTTCAGGCCGAGCAAAAGGCCAACTCTTGAATTGTTTCGTAGTTCCGACTGCCGATAGCAGAGAAGGATGGGCGAAAGCGGTATCTGATATGTTGATTATTTCAGGAACAGGCGGTGGAGTCGGAATGAATTTTTCACCCATCAGACCAAGAGGGACACCTATTCGAGGGACAGGTGGCGAGGCGACAGGCTCCGTATCCTTGATGGAAGTTATCAATCAAACAGGTGAAGTAATCAAAGCGGGTGGAGGTCGAAGGACTGCCCTCATGATGTGCTTGCGATATGACCACGCAGATATTTTGGAATTCATGAATAGAAAATTCAATAAATTGGATTTGAATCCTGAAACCGTAAAGGAAACTGTGAGAGATGCCTTTCCGAATCTTCCTCCTGCTGACCTTGAAAGGGTTGTGGAACTCTTTTCCGCAGAAAACGAGGATATTTTCAAGCATTTGATTAAGCATGAACTTGATATGCGATTGAAGAATGCAAATGTTTCAGTTCTTGTGGATGATGAATTCTTTGAAAAGGTCAAGAATGGTGAAAACATTGAGTTCAATTGGAGAAACAAAGAAGTGGGAACAATCCCTGCAAAGGAAATTTGGGATATGATTGTTTTGAATTCATACACTTCAGGAGAACCGGGTATCTTGAATGAAGGCTTGGCAAACAAGATGAACAACATCCACTACCATAAACCACTCATCAGCACAAACCCTTGTGGAGAAATTTGGCTTGAAGAGTATGGGTGTTGTGATTTGGGAGCCATCAACTTGTCTTCACATTTGCTTCCTGACCGAAGCGATTTCGATTGGGACAAATTGGCGGATACTGCACTTGTGGGAGTTAGGTTCCTTGATGATGTCTTGGATGTGAACACCTACCCAACCCCTGAAATCGAAGCCAACTGTCGAGAGGTGCGAAGAATTGGACTTGGAATTATGGGTCTTGGTCATTCGCTGATTATGTTGGGTCTGCGATATGATTCCTCTGAAGGGCGAAGAAAGGTTGAGCAACTTTTCAACTTCTTGAAAAAGAAGTCGTATGAGGCTTCCACTTATCTTGCAGTTGAAAGAGGTGCATTTGAGGCTTTTGATGCAGATAAATTCCTTGAATCGGGATTCTGCAAAACCCTTACAAAAGGAACAAGGGCGAAGATTCGAGAATATGGGATGAGAAATTGTGCAGTTTTAACAATTGCACCCACAGGAACTACATCCATTGTTGCAGGAACTTCAAGTGGAATTGAGCCTGTTTTTGCCGCAGGATACAAGCGAAGATATTACGCTGATTCTGACGACTCCAATGAAAGAGTCCTTCAAGAAGAGGTTGTGATTGACCCACTATTCACAGAATTGTATCAACAAGGAGTGGATGTTTCAGCCTTCGTTTCGGCTCATGAAATTTCTGTTGAAGACCATTTGAGAATTCAAGTTTCTGTGCAAAAGCACATTGACAATGCAGTTTCCAAAACCATCAACATTCCGAATGATTACGATATTGAGAAGTATAGCCAACTTTTGTTGAAGTATGCTCCACAATTGAAAGGCACAACTGTTTATCGGTCAGGCTCAAGAGGTAATGAACCTTTGGTTCCACTTTCGGCTTCAGAGGCAGTTGAGTATATTGAAGCCAATGAATCAATTATTGGAACTGCTCAGAGCGATTGTCCGAGTGGAGTCTGTGAGATTTCAGATGCACCCATTTCCAATGAACCTGAAGTTGTTGCTGAATAATCGGCAACCTTAAGTATCAGGTGGTGATTATTCACCGTATGATGCTTATGGAGGTGAGGTTTTGAAGCCCTCGGCCTACTTTCAGTATCCTGATAGAAATCGAAGGACATTAGAGCGAATTAGGGGGAAAGAGTGGAAAAACGAGGCTCCCCGCAAATTACGAGTCAATAATGAATTTGAGTTGAAGCAGGAAATTGGAACAACTGATGTGAATAAATATGCCGAACTGTGCATGGTCGGAATGATTCAGAATCGCATATTTAGAAATCAAACGACTCCATTCAACCAGCGCATAAACGACATTATGGAACTTTATGATGGTGAAGTGGAGAGAGAGCAGATTGAGAAAGTTTTGGTGGGATTATTTTCAGGGAATACGAATGTTGATGGAGAAAGCATAGATACAGGTAAAAGTTTGTTCACTTCAGAATGGAAGATGCAAAGGAATGACTTTTGGTTTGGAACAGTAAATACCTCGATTAATGAAGCAGTTATGTTTGAGGAATATGATGTATTGCGATTTCACACAAGAGAAGAGAGGGAGGAATACGAAACCTCGGAAAATAGATGTTGGGCATTTGGACTTTTGGGAAGAGATGAGTATTACTTTGGACTGATTATTGGAAAGGGAAGTGCGTATTCCCATTTGATTACGAATGAGAGTGGAAATAGATTGAATTTCTCATTCAACTACTCAATGGGATTTCCTGATTTGGAGGGATATTACTTGGGTTGGAAATCGGGCGATAGGGCTTTCATGGTTTCTCCGATGGATGATGTTTTCCTCAACGCAGGAGGGCAAGAGAGAATTGTTTCTTACAATCACCATAGGGGGTTCAAACTATGAAGCGAGTAGCAGACCTTCCTGTTTTTGATAAATGGTGGGTTAAAGATGTTGCAGATTTCCTTTATCCGATTGATGCAGAGAAAATGAAAAGCGATTACTCAAGAGATATAATGATGGAGTTCTTAAATGGAAACGAGGATAGATATTTCCTAAATGAAATGGAAGAAGCCATCAAATTTAACACAGGCGTTGAAGGATTCTCCCCCTTTGTAAGAAAAATGATACCTGAAGATACATTATCCCCAAGCAGAATAGGAGATTACTGTTATCTGCCTGTTGAAAACTTCCTTGATATGGTAGTTGTGGAGCAAAGTAATGTTGCAGAATTGGAAAAGATGGGCTATAAATCAGGCGTGATTGTTAAGTTCGCTACGGTTAATGGAAGGCCCGAAAAAATGTGGCCTTTTTCACTCATTAATACAGACGGAATGGGTGATTATTATGTTCCAATCGCCCGAAGGCAATTACAGGGATATGTTGTTTCCTATAATCAAGCCCAAATCAAATTCAAACCCGATTCAAGAAAATGCAAACTCACCGAGTTTTATGAAAAGATTGGTGGAGGAACGGAGGGTAGCAACCGAAAAACTTTCATGTATCGCCCTGATGCTGATAGGAGAATTATTCAAGCCTACAATTTCTCAAGAGGATATCGAATCAGGTGATAATGATGGTTAAAACTTTGAATGATTTCGAGTGGGCATCAAGATTAGGAGAGCATCTTTTCTTGATAGAAACCGAAGAACTTGAAACGGCTTCCAAGTATTTTCAAAAACCTAACTCTTACAGACACAATGAATCAGGAAATGTAGGAATGTTTGAATTGATGAGAAATATGGGAGATTCAAAATATCCTCAAGTGAGCGAAATTTTGAAAGAATTAACAGGCAGAGGAAATCTGAAATTTGATTACAGTTCTAAGGGAACTAAATCAATTGGTTTTTCGCACATGGTTGGAACTATTTCTCCTGATGAGTATCCCAAGTTTATTCTCATTGAGAGTAAAGAACAGGCAAGAGAAATTGATATGATGGATGGAACTCCCCTTTTGCTTGAATTTCCAGAGATATACCCACCATCACCATCATCAAAACAAATTCCCTTCATTTACAAGCCTCGATTGACAATTCCTTGGGCTTTTGGTTGGGTTCGGAAAAGTAGGGAAGATGATGGTGCATTTTACTCGACAAGCACATGGTATGCTCAACCAATGTCGAAGGAAGTGGGCATTAATTTTGAACAAAATACTACTGTTGGGCAGTTATCACAGTTTAGAAGCATAGAAAAAAGGTTCAGTTCTGCCGAAGACATCTATGATAATTTGATGGCAGAAGAAAAAGAGAGATACAGGAGAGCCGTAGCAGTTGGTCGCAGAGAATCATTCATAAAAGGCCAATTGTATTATTACAAAGTTCCTGATAACGATAACTCAATTTTTGCTTACAACTTTGCGAGTAATCCATTTACTCTTTATGATTGGTATTGAAGCGGAATGTTTTTATACTATACCCCCTTAGGATGCACTATGGCAGGAAAACTGTATCATAACCGAGATTGGCTATACGAAGAATACATCACAAAAGAAAGAACCATGACTGATATTGCGAAAGAGTTTGAAATTACTCCTATGGCAATTCAACTATGGTTAGATAAACACAACATCCCAACAAGGCCGAGGGGAAATCACCAAGGAGGCCGACCAATGCCTCGAAAGCGAGAAGAAACAATCACCATAACTGTAAGAGAATACAACCGATTGATTGAGGTTGAAAACAAGTGGAGGACTCAGAATGAGTGATATCCACACAGAGATGAGGGCATGGAGAAAGCACCTCAAGGATTGCCGAGAATCAGAGAATTCAAATGCTGAGGATTGAACATGAGCGTTAAATTAACTGAACGAGAGTGGGAAATCATTCGATGGATTTCCGATGAAACCGAGTTTGAGGGATATGGCGACTACATTTATCATGATGAGTGGGATATGAAGATTTATCGGGGTGTTATTTCATCCTTGATTCAAAAGAAGGTTTGTGAAATTGATTACGGATGTTCAGATGAGAAGGATAATGGAGGATACACTTGGCTATACTTGATTGACCCTGAAATTCACAAGATTTTGAATGCTGAAAAAGCAGAGATAAATTACCCCACAGGAAAGAAATGGGAGCAAGATTAATAAGTAGTGGCTCCATAGGCTAACACAAGGAGGATGGGAAAATGAAAGAATGGAAAAGATACATCTTGGCATACCAAATTGAGAATGAAGAAGAAGGTTGGGTATTTCAAGAATTTATTGAAGAATGAGGGAATGAAATGAATGAAGTTATTTTGAAAGCAGAGAATGTTCACACAGGCCGAAGGGCAGAACTGATAGATGTGGATGTTTTCTTTGGAGAAAGGATTGTTTATGTGATGCGATATACTGATAGTGGTGATACTTTCAGAATGGATGAATCATACGAAACAAATTGGATTGAAATTGAAGAGTGAGTGAGAATGATGAGTGAAAATTACCCAATTCATTATCGAATGGGTCATGTAAGGGGAAGGCTTTCTGCCAAGCAAGCCAAGAAGGTTTATCCTGAAGAACTTGGCGGTGCGGAAGTGGAAGAAGATGTATTGCCTTACATGGTTCAGTATTGGGGGATTTTCGAGGATGAATTTACTGCATCCCTACGAAACTACAACTTAGATGCAAGCGACCCTGCTTTCAAAGCCATGAGAGATGGATGGTCAAATGGATTTCTTGATGAGATATTTCCACTAAGGGAGTTGGTTTGATGAGTATGAATCAAAAGCAAACAGTAGTGAAAATCAAAAACGATGGCAACCCCATTTACTTGAGGTCGGCTCAAGGCTTTGATACTCGCAGAACTTTCAGAACACTTCTTGAACACCGAGAAGAGGGAGCCTACAAAATCACAGATATTCATGGTCAATTTATTTTCATTCCTGCTCATGCCTTTGAAACTGCAAGGCGAAGAGTTGAAAATTTACACAAGGAAGAAATCAAATTCAGGGAGTTCCCAAAAATTGCTCCATCGGAAATTTACAAACTAATCCGTTTCGCTAACGATGCCACAAAAATACGAAATGATAGGTTTGAAGAAAGAAGCGGATATGCCGAATATGGTCTTGGAGCAATCAATCTTTTGCTTCAATGTGCAAACAGACTTTCGCTCAATCGAAATGTGCTATGGAAGTTGCGAAAAAATATGTCGCCTGACATGGTTCATGAGTTGAAGATGAAGTCATACCGTATCAAAAGACAACATCAAAGTGGATTGATTCGAGGTTTGCCCTTTGAAGAAGCAAGCAAGGTTTTGAAAATCAAGTTTAGTTCCAAGACGATGAGTGGGTATCCCTTTGTGTTTTCGTTTATCCAAATGGATTCTGCCAAATTGTTGTTGAATACAGTTTATCTGAATGGAGATTCAATGCCTGAAAATACTATTCAAGCATAGAAACATTTAAGTGGGTAATCGCCAAAGTGGAGATTAAGTGAGAAACATGGCGTTGAGTAATGAGCAAATTTTGTTTATTGTTGCATTGGTAGCGGCACTTATTTTGCCGCTTTGGATGAGACACAAAGACAAGTTAATGAAGAAGGCAGAAGAAGTTTTGGATGATGTTGAAGATATCATTGAAGATAAGACAGGTCTTGATATTGAACTATCGGATGCAGTTGGAGAGGTGCTTGAAGATGTGGCTGATTCCGTATCTGATGCACTTGAAGATGTCGCTGAAGATGGCGTTTTAGATTCGGGTGAACAAATTGTTTCGGATTTGAAGGACTCTGCTGAATCGGCAGTTGATGAGATTTCCGATGAAGTTTCCGATGCCGTCAAGAATGAGATTCTTGAAAAGTTGAATTCCAAGAAAGTAAGTGAACTCAAAGATTTGCTAAAGGCACATGGACTAAATGTTGGTGGAGTCAAGCAAGAGTTAGTTGATAGATTGGTTGAAGCAGGAGTTGATGTGGAATGAAGTGGAATTTACTTGGATTGATTGCTTGTCTTCTTTCGATTATTGGAAGCATTTACATTTTCGTATATCAAGATGAGAACTTGGGTATCTTTGTAGGTTTGTGGGCTTCGGCACTACTTCTCCTGTCTGAAAGGGTTCCTCAAGTCCTTGCAGAGATGAAGAATAAAGAATAGGCTTCAAACAGAAACCATTAAATCTCGGTAAGTTCAAACCTTAACCGAGAGTCATGGATGAAGATTTAGACGATTTGACTGAAAAGGCCAAAGTGCTTTCAGAAGCCACAGGTCGAGATGTTGAGGATGTCCTTGAAGATTTGCTTGATGATGGCAAACTAAATAGGTCAAATCAAGATGGTGCGAAGGATTTGGTTTCTCAATTGAAAGAGGCCGCAGAACTGATTACAACTGTTCAGGGAATCTCAAAAGAGATTTCAAGCAACACCGTTCTGAATGGTGGCGACAACAAAACAGAGTTGAAGGTTGATACCACTCTTGAAGGAGATATTGTTGATAGAGCAATTGAATCTGTTCAACGAAAGGCCGACAATTTGAAGAAACTCCTTGCATCTTTGATTCCATTCTTCCTACTCTTGACAGGTGGAAGCCTTGAAGCCTTTGGTGTCATTGATATCATGGGTGATGAATCCGATGCTGATTATGATGATGAGTATTGGGTCGAAGTTTGGGGATGCACCGCACCTGACGCAGAAAACTTCATGCCTGATGCAACCGTTGATGATGGGACTTGTTATTGGGATGACAACAATGGCGGTGGCGGTGGCCCGCCTCCCGTAAATTGTCAATGGTCATGGAATGATTACTCTTTCTTGGATAATGAAGACCACTTGGTAGTCAGAGCAAACTTTGGTGATGATTCATGCCCGCATGAGATGGAAGGGCGATTCACCGTTGAACTGCACAAAGATGGCTACTATCAAACCGAACATTCATGGGATAACATCAAGTTCAAGCACAATTATGAAATCAACTTCATCTTTTCAGATTTGGAAGAGGGCGTTTATCGAAACCACTTTAGTTTTGAAACATACGATGGCTCAAATTGGAATTGGGATTCTCCTGAAACTCATGAAGTGATGGCAGAGGTGGAATGTAGTGCATTCCTTCAAAATCAAAATGCCTTCCTTGACGAAGAGGATGCAGAACAAGATGCAGTCAAGATGACTGTTGATATTGCCATCCCTTCTGAGGTCGGTGATGCTTGCGATTCCCACCAATTTGAATTAACTTGGAGATTGTATGTTGATAATCAAGTGCAATATGAGGAACACTCATGGGAAGACGGATGGATTTCTGATAACGACAGAGCAGATTTCGCCTCATTCACCATACAAGATGTTGCAGTAGGAACATACGACCCAAGAATCATTTTGAAACTTGATGGCGATACGGTGATTGATGAGAAGTGGCTTTCAGACTCAATTACTGTGGCTGAACAAACCATTTTCGGATGCACCGATTCAGAAGCCACCAACTACGATGACTCAGCCAATGAAGACGATGGTTCATGCGAATATCCTGAGCCTGAAGAACCTTGTGATGTGGAAATTCACAATCACTATCGAGGTCATGTGGCCGATGATGCTGAACAAGACGCTATCTTGGTGGCCTTTAGAGTGGTTCCAAGCAACTGTGAGGGTGAAGAAATCGAGATTGATATTCAGTTGTTCCAAAACGGATATGATGCAAACTATTCTCATTGGCAAACTGTGAGTGGAGATGAGGAATACATTGATGTTTCCCACACATTTGACGGAGTGGCCGTAGGAAATTCTTGGACTCCGACCATTATTGCTTCTTTGGATAGCGACATTTTGGAACAGGTTTGGTTTTGGGGAATTGATGTGGTGGAACAAGAGCCTGAAACTTGTGAAATCAATTTGTTTTGGATTGAAATAGCGACAAATTCAACCCATGCTTCAGTAGGTTATGACCTTGATTGTGGGTATGATTCAAACAATCTTGAGGGTTATAATGTATCAGTTCAGTTCTTAGTATATGAAGTTAATGGTAGCAATAGTGGAAATGGAACAGGCCCGATTCAATATACAACTGACCTTCACTACATTCAAGGATGGGTCGAAGATAACAACTATCTCACTCTGACCAATTTTACAGAATCAAATGCTACACATTATGACTTCTATTTTTATGCTATTTGGGTTGATGCTGATGGAGAACAACAATTCATTGAACAAACATGGCTAAATAGAGAACTACAACCTTGAGGTGAATGAATGAGAAAAATCGAGTGGGATATTAGGATTACTTTTAACAACCTCATGGTTGCTTTGCTTTCAGTCCCACTTGTCATGATTTTCATGCTACTTTCCTATCAACTCATAACTACTGCTTTTGTTGATGACCAAGTTCGGCAAGATATCGAATCCTACATCGCAGTTCTCGGTATCCTTAGCGGTCCCGCTTACATGGCGATTTCAAGATTCTTTGATAGGTGGAATGCTGAAGAAGAAGAATACATTGAATCCATACGAAGGTTGCACAAAACTGAGAATGACATCAGGAGAGCGCAAGGCAAATTACAAGAAGATGAGGAACCCATCATCATTGTTGAGGCAGATGATGAAGAATGATTGTTGAAGGAGTCAAATGGTTTTTCAAACCTGATAGCGTCTTCGCTACGGAAAGATTGGCTAAAGGTGAGTATGAGGTAATTCCTTCATTGTTGAAAAACGCATTCAAAAGAGCCATTTTTATCGCACCGGGCATTCGTCTTGTAGGAGTCAGAGGCAAACAATTAGTGGGAGCCTCAGTATTGGGTTCAATCGGTGTTTCACTTTCTTTGGTGGCATACTTTTTGATGACTCCTGACTACACAACTGACCTCTGCGAATAGGGGAATCTTTAACACTCAGCACCAACAACGATAGAGGGATACTCATGAGCAAGATAATCATCGGAACTGTATTCGTATTCGGTGCATCGGGTTTCTATCTGTTAAAAAACATGAAATCTATCCAAGCCATGCTTGAAGAAAAATATGGCAGAAAGATAATGGATGGTGTTGGTTATTTGGGTGGCGCACTTCAACTTGGAGCAGTCGTAGCAGTATCAAGAGGATGGTTGGCAAATACTGACCCTCTTTATCATGGTATCAGTTTGGTTGGTTCATCAGGTTTGCTTGCTACTGCTTACTACCATGATGCACTTGCACCTGTTTTGGTGAACTTGATTTGGATGGGTATGAACACAGTTGGAATACTTGAAGGAATTTCCAACACTCAAGCAATTATTCGTATGACTGATGCTTCCACTTATGTTCCTACTGCGGCATAATGCTTAAATATGAGGCCATAATAGTATAGATTAGGTGAGCATAATGGAATACCGACACACATTTAATCCCGAAGGAAAAACGGAGATTAGAAAAAAGGCATACCTTGATATGAGGGGACATTTTCCTAAAGTGGGAAAGAAAAAAACTATTCCGATTGAACTTAATGAGTATTGGATTAGTGATGAAAACCCCGATAACTCATACGGACCAATTAGAAACATAGGGAGAGTTTCATTGGTTGATGATACAATCTATTTTCGGAAAGAACTTCAATCGGATTTTCCTGACTATGGGATTACCTCAAACGATAGAAGGTGGGATTGTTTCATTTACATCTATGGATATTCAAACTTTGATGAAAATACCTACATCAATGCAACAATTGAGAAGGTTTGGAATGACACAAAAGGCAACAGGGGATGGAGATATTCATTCAAGGTTGATGATATAATCTATGGGGGAGATAGGATAGACCTTGAAGGAAAGGATAAAGCACCCTATTTTGATTTATACCCTTATGCAAAAAACCAAAATCAAGCACTTCAAAGAATCATAAAAGGTGCAAATAGAGTCTTAGGTGATGATTGGAAAACCATACAAAAACCTCAACCATCAAAGGAAAACAAATCAAAGAAACCATTCCGAATCCCTATAATTGGAGGGATAGTGGCTTTGGCGAGTGCATGGATTTATCGAAACAGATGAAGCGAATGCTTAAATAGGTTGTTTCCTCAAGATTGATTTGGGGAACCAAAATGGATAAGATGAAGGTGAAAGTAAATTCGATGGATGAATTTACGAGAATCAAATTAAAGAATGCAACGGGAGAAATCCTATGCTACATTCGATACAATCCAAACTTAAACACTTTGGAAATACAAGACACAAAAAAACAATCGCTTCGTTGGGTTCCCCTGAATGAACGGAGATGAATTTACAATTATGGTATGGTTTTGAAAACTTGGAAGAAGAAAGATTTCAACGAAAACTTGATAAAGGTATCAGCACAACCATCAATTAAGTGAGAGTTATGAAGACAATGAAAGGACTTACCCAAATTGAAATGCTTATGGAACACTTTGAGAATGTTGATAATATCAGCAACATTGAGGCTCAAGCGGTGTATAAGATTCGAGCGTTGCCTCGAAGAATCGCAGACTTGAAAGAGCGAGGATATGATTTCCGAGCAGAGTGGAAGAGAGATTTGACAGGTCAGAGATACAAGAGATACTTCCTTGTTTCTCGACCCCAAAACTGAATTCAATGGGTGTGTGGTGTAATGGATAGCATCTTGGCCTTCTAAGCCGAGGATAGGGGTTCGATTCCTCTCACGCCCGTTTAATTTTCAAAGGTGAATATCATGGAATATGAAATACCCAAACGATTGAAGGTGGATAGGTATGGCAGAATTGCTTGTGAAGACTGTGGCAGGTGGGGCTATATAGAAGAAAGAAAGAATTCAACCACACCCGATGGCCGATGGCTTTGTCCTCGATGTTGGTTTCAAGTTGTCAAAGGCAGACCTCTATGGCAAAAGGTTAAATAGAGGTGGCCTATATGGATTATCATGGGCGAGTAGTTTAATGGAAAAACATTCCGTTGCGGGCGGAAAGACTGCGGGTTCAATTCCCGCCTTGTCCACCATTTTATTCCAAATCTGAGCGTATAGTGTAATGGATATCACATTGGCCTCCTAAGCCGAAAATCGGGGTTCGATTCCCTGTATGCTCGCCAACCTACAATCCCTTATGGAAATTGTATGAGTAAATTTTTCTTGGACTTGCAGAAATTAAGACGCTCAACAAATCAGGGTCATTGGGGTCAAGACCCGCCAATGCAGATGGAATTGTGATTAAATTCGCCTTCCAAGGAACAGACCAACCATCGAAACTCGTTCCTTCAAACGAAACTCCCTCAGTTCCCGCCCCAAGATATCGGAAAAATTCATTGACTTGCCTCATTGGAATTGAGTCAATATCTCCCCCATCCTCAGGAGTGAATGGATACCTAAACGATGGGTAATCCTCTCTATTTATCATCTTTGTAGGGGTTGGAAACCTACGCAACCTGCGATTTGTTCTGTCGTAAGCCGTTTGCAGACATCCTTTGAGATAGTTTGATATGAAATACCGCAACTTGGTTTTTGTTTTCTGTGCAGACCTCAAAGGACTCAGGCTCAGTATGTTGCTTGATACCGATTTAAGGCTACTATTCATCATCCCGATTACAATTCTTCCCGCTAATGTTTTCTTGTCTATTGTCGTCATCCTTGATGAAGTGGAGAGATTTTCTGAATTTTCAAGTTCTTTCAATATCAAGTTGTATATCGCAATTGTAAGTGGAGGCAAGAAATTTTTCTCATATAATTCGGTTCCACCTATGTTTCGACTGTATTCTTGCCGAGGCATCAAAAAAGCACCCCTCTCTCGGATTGCTTGGTCTAATTCCTTAGTGAGTGATATCCATTCAACCAAGTAATCTAAATAGTCTGAAGGCCACTTACGGATAACTTCATTGTATGCTTTTTCATACTCTTCCAAGAAGATTCTATTCACCCTTTCATCAAGATTTACCATCTATTTCGACCCCCTGTAATAGTTGTAAGCGTAAATGAAGTTGCGTGTGATTTTATCTTCTGCGAAGGGGTCAAACCAATAGAAGGTATCAACCAATGCACTTCTGTATGGGGCTTGCCAACCCTCCAAAACATTCGGTAAAGTCTCAATCATTCCATCTAAAGTCAGCCTACCCATAAACGAAATTTGCCCATCACTCAAAAAGCCTTTATTTTCAACTTCTTCATTCCACCCATTAGGCAACTCATACAACTCACTAATTGCAGACATGGTGGAAATACATCCCATCACCCACTCTCCTGCACTAAATGGTATGTTTCTGATAAGTCCTCCACCACCAACACCTATCATTGGAATTCCTGAATTTCTGAGTCCGTTTCTGTATTCAAAGGTCTGTTTTATTTTCAATCTTTCATCTTGACTCAACCTGAAGCGCAATAGCCCCATCTCCCCCTCCCCCGACAACTTCATCTTTTCCTTATCTGTTTCTGATAAACCCTTCCAACTCATCAAATCGAATGAATTTCCACTACTGAATGATGTGTCAGAGTTATTCATCAATCCAATAAGCAAGATAGAGGCTATTCGTTTCCTTATTTCGGGTGGCCTTCGTTGGTCTAACGCCTTGTGATAGAAAAGTGAAAGGAATACTTGATGGTCAGGATTGAAAAAACACCTATCGTCTTGAACCGAATTATATCTCCGATAATTCCATTCTTCGGGATTTTCGCTCCACAAGTCAAGAAACTCTTCCAACTTACTTCCCTCCATCCATTCAGGGGGGGCAGGGTATCTCCGAACCACCATAACACAAGATATCGAGGTTTTGATACTTAATGGTTGCCAACCAAACACTTAACAACCTAATCGCTGATTTCGAGGTATGCTTGAGGTCTGTTGTGGAATCACAATTTTGTTTCTTGTGTTTTTGGTCTATTTTTTGACAGAAAAGCCCCAACCTGATTTCGAGTTCAATAAGTGGTGAAGCGTATGCGGAAGGATTTTCTATTTGACAACGATTTAGACAATTTTTTGTTTGCATTTGTTTTGATGTTTATTGTTGGATTTAGTTTGCGCTATCTCATTTTCTAAGCGTCATGTTTAAGTATCAGAAAGTGAAGTTCAACATTATGGATTCTCGATGGAAGGAAATTTTGGCATTAGGTGTTGGAGTTTTTGCGACATTCAAAGGATTAGATTACCTTACCAAGAAAACTTTCCTTTCCAAGTATTTAGCAGAAGATTGGTCAGGTGAACTGTATGATGTTCCCTTTGCGGTGAATTACTTCTGTGCAAGTGAAGTATTGAAAACAAACGGGCAACCAAGTAAAAAGGCCGTCAATACAATTCGGCAAGCCCTCATGCGCCCCGAACTTCCTTTCTTGAATTTCGATAGAAAACAGACAAAGGTTCTCATCAAAATGATTCAAAACAGGCTTCGACACTATGAGGAATTGTATTACTCTGAAGGAGAATTAGCCCTACGAAGAGAAATTGAAAACACAGAACTCAGGCTCATGGAAGTATCCTCCCCCGAATTGTTTGATTACATGAAGAGAGAAGCATTTTCGGCTCAACTCAGAGGATTGCCTGAATTGCCACCTACACGAATGGATAGGGTAAGGGTTAGGTTCGCACCGAATCCAAATGGACCGCTTAGTATGGGACATTCTTTTGGAATTATCATTAATGACATCTATGCGAAGGCATACGATGGTGAATACATTTTGAGGTTTGATGATACTGACCCTGACCAAAAGCGACCCCTTCCTGAACTTTACAGTCAAATCAAAGAAGAGTTTGAATTTTTGACTGATAGAACTCCAAGTGAATACAAAATTCACATCTCTTCGGAAAATAGCAACCGATACATCACATTGGCGAGAAGGCTCATTGAGGAAGGCAAGGCTTATGTTTCATTTATTCCACAAGGAGATTTTTCCGAATTTTATCAGCGACCTATGGAAAAGGAAGGCATAGAATCTCCTGACAGGAATAAGAGTATCGAAACAAACCTTCGGCAGTTTGAGGAAATGATTCAAAACGGATATTACACCGAGGAAGATGGTTCCACAAAAAAACCAACGGACAATCACATCGTAGGGGTGGGGCAAACCACAGTTCCGACAGTTTGGTTAAAAACACCAATGGATTCATACGGCAAATTCAGGGATATCAAGATTATGAGAGCCACATTCAGAACTCACCCCAACATTGAGGGTTATGTTTGGCCTTACCTTGCATTTCAGGGAGCCGTTGATGACCATGACTTGAAAGTATCTCACATGATTCGAGGTTGCGACCTTTGGGAAACCGAAATTGCTTATTCCTTGATTTGGAAGGAACTCGGTTGGAGTCTTGATGAGTTGCCTGTTTTCATGTATTGGCCGAGACTGTTCTTCTCAAACTTTGCAGTTCCTTATTCCGACCCTCAAACGGGAGAACCTAAATTGCTGAGAGCAATCGGAACATCGAAGTTGGCAAGATTGGTTAGGTTGCCTGAATACGATAACAATTGGTGCAACCCATTTTTCCCAACGGTTTGTTCTTACATGGCAAAAGGATATCCTGCCTCTTACCTCCGAGACTTTTGGATGGGCGAGGTTTGGGGCAAGCAATTCCCATTCTTCAACCAAGGAGAAATCACAAAGGATGGGAAAACTTATGAGCCACTTACTCTGAAAATGAGAGAAGCAAGGTGTGAAATGAGGATTGGTCAAAAGTCATTGGGCTATTTCAAAAATGAACAAGCAAGAGTTCCATACC